TTCCTGGAGTTGGTGGTGCAATTCCACCTCCTGCAACCAGTTTAATATTATCAGCGGACAATAGTTCGCTTTTTTTGATTATAGAAAGTGAGGTGTCGTTTATGACCGAAAAACAAAAGATATTTGCAGATGAATATTTGATTGATCTAAACGGCACCAGAGCATATAAAGCTGCTTATCCTAATATCAAAAGCGATAATGCTGCTGCAGTTAGAGCAAATAAACTTTTGAAGAAAAAAGAAATCTGGGATTATATTCAGCAGCGTCTGGATGAAATCGCCAGTAAACGTGTTGCTAAACAACAGGAAGTCATGGAATATCTAACTTCAGTAATGCGTGGTGCATCAACTTCGAGTGTACTGGCCATGTGCGGTGACGGCATGCAGGAGGTTATTGAGAAACCGCCTGATGAAAAGGAAAGTCTAAGGGCTGCTGAACTATTAGGGAGACGTTATGGAATGTGGACTGAAAAGGTTGATGTTACTTCCAATGGCAAAACGATGATAGTTGATGATATAGATGGCTAAAAAAGTTAGTTTGAAGTCAATAATTGGTCCTGCGTTTTGGGATGTGCATAAACTGATTAAGGAGTGCGAATATACCCATTACTGGTTAAAAGGTGGTCGAGGGTCTCTTAAATCATCATTTATAGGAATTGAAATTCCTTTAGGCATTATGAGAGATGCACAAAATGGCCTAATGTCTAATGCAGTTGTTATTAGAAGGGTAAAGGATACTTTGAGAGGTTCAGTATATGAACAGATCAAATGGGGTATTTATATGCTTAACGCTCAGGAGGATTGGGAAATACCTGAATCCAAACTACAAATGACATATAAGCCAACAGGACAGGTTATTTTATTCAAGGGTGCTGATAACCCAAAGAAACTTAAATCTACAAAGGTATTTGTCGGATATGTGAAATATGTATGGTATGAAGAATGTGATGAGTTTGAATCCTACGATAAGATCAGGAATATTAATCAGTCTCTTTTGCGTGGTGGTCCTGAATATTGTGTATTCTACTCGTTTAATCCTCCTGAAAGTCAAAGAAACTGGTGTAATAAGCAAGTCCTTATCAAAAGACCAGATACTTACATAAGTCATACTACTTATCTTCAGGCGCCGAGAGAGTGGCTTGGCGAGCAGTTTCTTATTGAAGCGGAGCATTTAAAGGTTATCAATGAAGAAAAGTACAATCATGATTATCTTGGAGAAGTTACGGGCACTGGCGGCTGAGTGTTTGAAGTGTTCACTAATCTTGATATTAGAGAAATCAGTGATGATGAGATTGCAGTATTTGATCGTTTGAAGAACGGACTTGATTTTGGTTATGCCGGTGATCCATTAGCTTATTTAAAAATGAATTATGACAAGACGAGAAGACGTCTTTTTATTTTTGGTGAGGTTTATGGTACACGTCTTTCAAACAAGAAAGCAGTAAAGAAAATAAAAAAACTAAATCCTTTAAACAAATTAGTTACAGCAGATAGTGCTGAACCTCGTACAATTAACGAATTCAAGTTGTTGGGATTAAATATCGTTGGTGCAAAGAAAGGGCCTGACAGTGTAGAAAACGGGATTAAATGGCTTCAGGATCTAGAACAGATAATTATAGACCCCACACGATGTCCTAACGCTGCTAGAGAGTTTAATGACTATGAAATTGAAAAGGATAGGGAGGGAAACTTAAAAGGTGAATTTCCTGATAAGAATAATCATACGATTGATGCAGCTCGTTATGGATGTGAAACAGATGTTATTAGAAATAAAGCAAGAGCAGGTAAAAACCGCTCTAAATATACAAATCAAGGAGGTAGCTGATGAAAAATTTTACAATCGATGCTAATGATTATGATGAAACAAATCTAAATAAAACGATGATTAGAGATTTAATTCGTAAGCATTCTAGCGTGGCATCTAAAATTAGAAAAAATCAACGCTATTATGATGGTAAACATAAGGTTCAAGGGCGAACTAAAAAAATAAAGGGTTCCAGTAATAATAAAGTTGTATGTAATCACGCAAAGGATATAAGCGATACTGCGACGGGTTACTTTTTAAGCTCGGCTATATCATTTTCTACAAGTGATAAGAAAATGAATATTGATAAACTTACAGACGCATTTGATTTGGCTGATGTTGACGATGTTGATCATGACAATGCGCTTGATATGAGTGTTGCAGGTGTTGCGTATGAGTATGTCTATGTTAAAGAAAATGA